TGGGCTAATCAAATACTAAAGCACACATCTTATAGAAGACAAATAGCCCCTGTAGATGAACTAATTATACCTATGTTAGGTGACATGATTAGTGGAGATATACATGAAGAGTTAGCTAGGTCTAATATGGCTAACTGTATGGAGCAGATGATTAGGGGAGCCAGCATTATAGCTCAAGCTTTGATGTATTTAGCTCCACATTATACTAAGATTAGAGTTCCATGTGTGGTGGGTAACCATGGGCGAATGACAAGAAAACCTCCTATGAAAGATAAGTACATGGATTGGGATTATATGCTGTATCAATGGATGGCTTCATTTTGTAGGAACCAAGAAAACATAGAGTTTCATATTCCAAGAAGTTTTATAACAACCTTTAAAATACACGATAAAGTAATTCTTATAACTCATGGCGACTGTATATCGGGGGCTGGAAGTAGTGGAGCTATCCTAAACTCTATTACTAAATTACGAAGTGTATTTCAGTTTAGAAAGACATTACAGCGGGAAATAGAAGGTGCGTTAGATGGGGACTTAGAACAAGAGTTTGATAGTGTTATGATAGGGCACTTCCATCGTATTGACGAATTAGATATAGGTACAGGTGAACTACATATATGTGGAACCATGAAAGGTCCTGATGAGTTTGCCCTACAGAGACTACAAGCAGCCACTAAACCTAAACAGTTGGTTACTTATTGGCATCCTAGATATGGTTATATAGGTAAAGACATTATTTATTTGAATCGTTATGACAACAGTAAACGTAAGTTTATAGACAAGATTCCTGAAAAGTGGAGAGACTTAGAGGCATAAAATAGTATAATAAACTATGCCTAGGAAACCACAACGAAATATTCGTCAAGATAGTGCGATGCAAGAACTGTCTAAACAGCTTTTTCAAGAATTAGCAGAAGAAGTAATTAAAGAAGCTGAGAAACTTTTACCTCGTGACAGTCGTCAAAGATTAGCAGACGCTGTAATTATTGAAAGTTCTGCTGATGGTTTTACATTAGAATTTGACAAAACTTTTGATGAAGTATTTTTACCTGAAAAATATGAAGGTGAGTCTGTTTTTCGTACTCGTGGTATAAATCCTAACACGGGAACACCTTATGGATATGCAGCTGATACTAGAAGACATACTCGTAAAACTGCGTCAGGTGTAATTCCTGTGAAGGCTCACACTAAATACTATAAAGTGGGGTATAAACCTGTAAAGGGGAAAAAAGATTGGTATACAGCTAGTTCTAAAAACAACTTTGGATTACGTATGGCGGAATTTAAAATAAGGCGGAATTTTTTACAGAAAGCTTGGGACAAAGTATATAGACAATTACCAGCACAAGCACGACAGGACATTCCTAAAGTAATTGAAATAAAAGAATAGGAGGAGAAAAATGGATATTAGAGATGTAACAGCATCACAAGAGTATATTATAGCTCGTCATTCAAAAATGGTGGGGAAAGTATTAGATTTAGTAGAAGCATCATTACCAGAAGGTAATCAATGTGACAAATTGAAAAAACTTTTACAGGTGCCGTTATACGATTTTCGTAATGAAATGATTCAATTAGATTCAAAAGGTCTGCCAGATTCCGAATAGTTACTATAAACATATTATAATCGAGTAGGATTTTTTGATTTCTTCAGTATAATAAAATAGCGTTAAATATAACGTTATATTTCTTTCCATAATTTAAAAGGTCGGATGGCTAAGACCAACCTTTTATGTTTGATAAGAAGAACAAATTTAATTCATAGGAGGTTTTAAACTATGGCAGATTTAAACGAAAGGCTTGAGAAGCAGATGGAAGGCACTAATCTCGCTCTAGCAGCTGTAGCCGAAGTCCTACAAAAAATGGACGGAAGATTGGCTAAAGAAGAAGCTGACAAAGAGGAAGAGGAAATAGAAAAAGCCGAAGCTCTTGCAAAAGCCGAACTAGTGAAGTCTATCGCTGCAGAGGTACAAGCAGTTCTTAAAGCTTCAGAAGGAGACAGCTATGCTGGCTCAGATGCTTCTGGTGACGAAAGAAAGGCAGACCCAACAGGTGGTACTCCACAAAGTGCTGACGACTCCGAAAGTGATGCAGGAATAGATGCAAAAATTGAGGAACAGCAAAACACTATCCAAGCTATGAAAAAGGCAGACGATGATGATGATGATGAGATGGAAAAAGGTGCTCACGATGATGAGGACAAAGAAGAGAAGGGAATGTACAAGGACGACGATGACGAAGCAGCCGACGAACCTGTAGAAGAGAAGGGTATGGACGATGACGATGATTCTGACGACATGAAAGCAATGAAGAAACAGTTAGAAACTTTGAAAAAACAATTAGCTGAAACTGAGGCTAACATTCAAAAATCTGTTCAAGCTGAATCTGAAGCAAGACTCAGAAAAATGGGATTCAGGGAAGAGACTGGATTACAGGCTCCAAAAGTAGTAAACAGTTTTGGTATAGATGACACAACACCTATCCAAAAATCAACTGCAACTGCTGACACAGCCGGACAACTTGCAGAGCTTTCTTACTCAGAATTAAGAAGAATGCAACACCAAATAGAACAAGGAAACACCGATGGTGTTCCAAAGGAACTATTAGGATAATAAATAAAAACAATCTACAGGAGATTTAAAAACAATGGCAAACCCAAGTTTAAGTGAATATCTTGCACAGTCTCAAAGAGGATTGTATCAGTCTGTATTCGGTAACGAGTACCTACAGAAACAATCTTACTTCACTGTTGACTCTGCTACAGGTATATTCAACACAACATACGGAAGAAAAGTTTGGCAGGCTCTAAACAACCAAACCAGATTTTTCAACGCTATCCCTAGAGTGGTCTGGGGAAATACTGCTGGTTGGAGGGTAAGAACTGATAGAGGTTCTGGCCGTTCAAGACCAGTAACTGAGACAGGTTCTATCCCAACTGTTGATATCTCCAACATTGAATCAGTATCTAGTTTACCTAGAATTGTTTCAACCACATTTGGTGCTTCAGTGAAGTCAGTGTTCACTGCACAGCTAGAAGGTGGTGTTGGTGATGTTCTAGCATTGGAAAACGAAAATGCTCAATTGGACCACATTAAAGAAATTAACGAAGAGTTGAACGCAGGTTCAGCTTACTTGACATCAGCCGGTGGTGCAACATCATTCACAGTTCCAGCAGCAATTGCTAAGAACTTCAAAGTTGGTGATGCAGTAGCTCAATATGACGTTTCTGCTACAGGACATGACAGAACTTCTGGTTCTGCTATTTCTGCAGTAAACACATCATCAGGTGCTGTTACAGTTGCTTCAGGAACTACATTCGCTGATGGTGACGTAGCTTACATTTACTCAAGAGCAGGTATGACTTCTATTGACGATATTGTTATGGAAGACGGAGCTGCTGTTGGTGGTGGTGAAGCTAGGTCAAGAGCTTACGACCTAACACTAAATGATAGAACATCTGGTGCATGGAACGCTGGTGCGTCTGTTTCTTATAACTCAGGAACAGGAAGAGCATTAAGTCTAAACTTACTAGACACAGCAATTCAAAAAGTAAGAGAGAATGGTGGAGAACCAAAACTAATCCTTTTGGGACACGACCAATACTTCAACTTAGAAAGATTGCTTAACTCAAACCAAAGATACTTAGGACAGGAAGAGTACCAAGTTGGTGTAGGTTCTGAAAGAACTTTCCCGGGTACAAGAACTGGACTAGTACTTGCTACTTACCAAGGTATCCCAATTATCCCAGACGCTGACGTTGCTAAGTCTGTATCATCTGCTGATGCTGTACTTGGTTCTAACGTTTATGTTTTGGATACTGATTATCTAGAAATTGCGATTGCACAACCAACGCAGTATGTAGAGAACAGAGATTACTTTGCAGCAAACGCTCTAGTTGTAAGAGGATTACTCTACACTATGGGTGAAATGCGATGTAAGAACATTTGGACACAAGCAAAAATAGCTGACCTAAACTCATAAAGTTTAGTGATGATACATGTGGGGGGACTTCGGTCCCCCTACTAATTTTAGAAACAACATTTTGTGAGGACTGATAAGTGGCCGATAAGGACACACAAGTGAATTTAGCAGTTTATATGGAACGATTAGATTCTTATATTTCAAGTCAGAACGCCCTCAATGAAAACCTCTCTAAAAACTTAGAAAAGGTTGAAACCAAAGTCGATGATATCTCTCAATGGCGTAACAAAATGTATGGAATGAAAAGTATTTTACTGGCTATTGGGGTACTAATAGTACATACTTCCGCTATTATGGGTAGCTTTGTAGCTATCATAAATATAAATAAATAGGAGAATTTATAAATGGCTAACGAAAGACATACGGATTACAGAGAGTGGGACATAGATAGTTCTACTAGACAGTCGGTACATCCGGTTAATAGATATGTAGCAATCTCAAATGCTGCCAGTACCACCGCTGAAGATGTATATACTATAGTTGCAAACGGTGGCGAGAAGGCTGTGAACTTAGTAACTAATCCCGGAATAGAAGGTTCAGACGTTTCAATATACACAGCAACTGGTTCTGCAATCGCAAGAGATACAGGACAAGCTTCAGAAGGGTCAGCATCACTTTTAGTAAACCCAGCTAACTCAGCTGTTGGTGAGGGGTTTTATTGGGAATCCCCTAAAATTGCGAGAAGTATAAACCCACAAACTATTACAGTTCAATGTGAACACAGAGGTGCTTCTGCTTCTGGGACAGTAGAAATCAATATTACAGATTCATCTGGTACAGAGTTAGCCTCTTCAGGAAGTTCTAGTTTGGCTACCAGTTGGACCAGAATAACTACTTCATATACAATACCAGCAAACACAGACGCAGCTTCGTACAGATTATATGTAGTTACACAAGCTCAACACAACATAAACTTCTACATAGATAAGATTATGTTTGAGGTTAGAGAAGACACTACAGCCGTTTCAACTTACCTAGATGGTAACCAGACAAGTGCTGAGGGTAATCTTTACGAATGGACAGGTGCTACAAATGCATCTACATCAATAAAGAAGCCTGCAATGTCTGTAATCAGAGGTGTTCAATTTACAAACAGGTCTGGTACAGCCGCAGATATTATTTACTTAGCCTTTGACAAAACAGCAACCTCTACTAATGGTATCCCTATTTATGGTGGAGACACCTTTAACTGTGAATTACCTTTAGACTTTAGAGGTAAAATATCAATGATAGCAGCCCAAAATACTCCGACACTTACAGGAGTTATTTGGGGAATAGCGGACTAATAATATGACAACTCAAACTATTCAAACTGTAGCTGGGGAAATACCAAGTCCTTCAAATTGGGCTAACGATGGTTTTACAGTTGACGATTGTGGTTGCGATGAAACTCCTAGCGTGGGGTTTTTAGAGAAAGCAATTGTTGATGGTGGTGAAACTGTCGATGGTAAGGTTTCTATGAAGGACATTACCAAGGCACTAAAAGAATATGAAAGACTTTATAAGGCCGACATTGCCTCACCAGCTGAATTACTAACATTATCAAGAGCCTTTCCAAACAATAGACAATATACTGAAGCACTAAAGAAACAGAAGATTTCTGATGATGACAAATTAGTTATTGGGGGACCAGCATCTATTGAATTAGTAGATAGAGAGGGGCACCTTATTACAACAAACGCCTTAGACAAAGCATTCGATAAATACATGGCAAACTTTAGAACTAGAAATGCTATGGTATTACACTCTGATGTTCAAGTAGGATGGGCATTACCAGCTTACATAAGTAAAAGCGGACAGATATTTAAGTCCGGGGTAAATGGTAATGGTTTATTTTTTATAACAGAACTTAGAAATGACACAAAAATTTCTAAAAAGGTAGCTGAACAAATACATAGCGGAAAACTAAAAAGCTATAGTATTGCTGGAAGTGCACTAAAGACACAGAATATACAAAAAGGATTACAAGATGTAATGCAAGTAGATGAACTTGAACTTGCTGAAGTAACTGTTTGTGAAAAAGGTGTGAATCAAGCAGCATCCTTTGAAATCATTAAATCAGAAAATGCTACAACTAAATCATGTATTGATGGAAGTTGCCTTATTACAAAAGAACATGAACATGAAGAACCTAAAAAGGAGGTGGAGCTTATGTTTAAATCGGATGGAGAGATTGATTTTACTCAATCATTTATGAACTTTATGCAGAAAGAGATGCCTCAATCCGGTATTGATGCATTCCCTCTTTTGTATAGTACACAAGCTAGACAGGAAGAACATCACAGACTTTTGGACAAGTATGGATTTCCGGGAGAGTTGGAACCTGAGTATGCAAGAAACACTCCGGTGATTGAGGATGACCCATCACCCGGTGGAAGCAGATATGTTCCTTGGGCAGTAAACGAAGCTGGAAGTAATCTTGGAAGAAGGTTTTATGACGAAGCTTTAACTACCCCGCAATTAGGTGGACATAAAAAAAGAGGTGTTGTTGAAGGCGGGAACTCATATGAAACTCCAGTATCAGAAAGAAACACAGCAGAAGGGTTTAGTAACTTACTATCTACTTTAGCAAACAGAAAAACAAAGAAAGCTATTACAGGAGAATATAGTGAGATGCCTGTAAGACTTTCTAAGTCTGATGATTTCTTTAACTGGATGGCTCGAGAGGGTAACCATATATACAAAGAGTCTTGTGGTTGTGAATCCTGTTTTCAGAAATCTGCTGACTATAAAGGAACAATACAAAGACCAACAAATTTTTTAGTCTAAAGGCTGTAGATAATCCATTTGCGGTTGCTACGGCACAAGCTAAGAAAATGGGCTACAAAAATTTTGATGATGGAAGTCCCGGGGAAAAGAAAAGGGATGAGATAGCCGAAGCTATCAAAAGAAAATAACAATATATTAGTATAATAAATAGATAGAAAATCTATCTTAATATTTAAGGAGGAAACTAAATATGGCATTAACAATAACAACACCGGGAGCTGCTAGCGAAGGAGCTGCTATTGCTGGAGGAACACCTAGTAAGTTCACCATCAAAAGAATACAATTTGATGACTCTTACCCAACTGGTGGAGAATCTCTAACAGCAGGAGACCTTGGCTTTACTGCAATACATGCAGTTATGATTGATACAGAGACTTCAGGATACGTAGCTCAATACGACTACAGTAACGAAAAAGTTGAAGTATATGAAGCTGGAGCTGATGGTGCTGCACTAGACGAAGTAGGTAATACTACTGACTTATCTGCAGTGTACATTAGAGTTGTAGCATACGGAACTGCATAAAGAAAAAGGAGAATAAATAATGTTTGGCAAATTAAGGCCACAGATATTTTTAGCCATTATAGTACTAGGAGTACTTTCATCTATTGGTGTAATATACGAATATAATGAAATTGCTACAGGTTGTGTTGGCGGTATTATAGCACTTGGCATGAAAGTGTTGGAGAGTGAATAATGGTAGCCATTGAAGACTGTACCTGTATTGAGTCGGGAGATTGCATATGCGAACCTCTCGAATGTTTTTGCGAGTGTGAATGCGAAGGCTGCTTAATACAACTAGAAATGGAAGCATGCCCTTGCGGTGGCAACTGTGGATGCGGTGTATAAGGAGGACTTATGAACCCGATGAAAATAATAAGCTTAGGCTTAACATTCTACAATCTAAATAAAGGTTTAGCTGATGATGGTAAAAAGATTGTGGATGAAGGAATGGATATTATACAAGCAATTAGTATTGCCCTGAAAGACGGGAAGGTAACTAATTCA